AAAAATGATATAATACATATTAATACTATAATTAATAAAATAGCTCTAGACCTGGGGCTTAAAACATACGAAGTTCAAGCTTGCTTATGGTCTTATGCAAAAAATGAATTAAATAACTCAGTACATAAAGAATTTAAAGATTTCAGCTATTATCTTAAACAATACTTTAATCAAACAACTTTAAAAAGCTTTATGGAGGCGATTTAAAGAGCTCTGGATTAAAAACTAATAAAGATAGATATAATATTATTAGTTATAATTAAAGAGGTTTAAATTAATTTAAAATTGGAGACGAATAAAAATGGGTCGATATTCAAAAGATAGAAAAGAATTTAATAATAAATTAGTTGGGGGCTCTAATAACGATTGTTTGGGCTTGGGTTTATTTATCCAGGCTTTAATAATAGCTATTGGAACTTTAATATATTTATTCTATAAATATCATAAAACAATAAAAAAGAATAATCCCGATAATAATAAACCTTATACATGGATGGGAGTATATACAAAAAAGTAAAATGTCAAAATGTAAAAATGTCAAAAAGTATATTATGCTAAAATATAAAAATGCTATATTGATAGAATGTCGAAATGCTACAATGGCAGAATGACAGATTCACAGATTCCGACAAAATGGGCAAATTCCGACAAAATGGCAGGTACGACAAAACGACAAAACGGACAAAACGACAAAACGAACAAAATGGACCGAAAAGTATATAAAGAACGGAAGACAAATATAATAGTAAGGTGGGTAGTGACAAAACTATGACAAAGGGAATAAACCCCCTAGCAGTATAAGATAGGGTTAGAGTCCGTGACTCACCGTCTGTAAGATTGTTAACACTTATGGATTTCCCAAAACAAAACGGACTCACCAAATAACAAAATATGGGGAAATAAAAAATGAAATTGTTTAAATTAGACCGACAAATTAGTATAGTTTGTGAAGCTGAAAATACTAGATACGGATTTAGGCATATAGCACATTTATTTATTGGGTCCTACGAAATTGCAACAAGTAAAGCATGTTATCATAACAGAACATGGGAAGCATATCAATTTCAATCAGTAATAGAGGGAGTAATAAACAAACACTGGACCGACAAAAAAGACAGACAAAAATACTTAAAGAAATTGAGGGAGAACTATGGAAAGTAATATCCCATTTAGGACCGACAAATTAGGAGTAATAAATAAAAAGAAAAAATATAAGAGGGTCCCCGACAAAATAGAAATAGTTGTGGACTTTCAGATTTGGTGAAAAATATGAAAAGTTTAGAGGAAATTAAAAAAGAAAATGCGGAGGCTGATGTTAAATCTGACAAAACAAAAATTATTCTCAGAGATGGGATTACTGTTACCAGAGGAGTATCTAATTCAGCTATAATTATAGAAACAGAACATGGGAAAGCTAAATTAACTGCTCAAATACTAGATACAATAGTCAGAACAAACAACAAGCTTGTCAAAGGAAGAAAATACAAAGATTTATTTACTGCTGAAGATAGAATAATATCAAAAGCTCTTATAAGAGCATTGTGGGGCGATTAAATGGATTTCAAAATAACAGGTAGAATAAGCTCCAAGGCTGAGGCTGAGGAAATACAACAAATAGTAAAAGTACATTTAATAGGGCAAAGAGCGAAGGACCTGGGATTTTTAGCCTGGACCGAAGATTTATGCAAGGAGGACAAATAGATGGGTAGAAGTACGGAGTAAGTGTTTATACAAAGGTGAAAAAATGAAACTGACAAAAGAAAAGCTGGAACAAATATTAGAAGCTGTTTGGGACTGGACCGACTATGATATAGAGACTTGTGGCTATCAAGATTACGACATTATGCCCTCAATGACCAACAAAGACCGACAAAAAGTGAGGCAAGAGCTTGAACAGATTTTGTCTTGAGCAGAACATCCCCGTCAGCGTCAAAGCGACTTACTATACTACACCCCCTACATTATTATTTTACAAAACTCTCAGAATGCTCTTACGAGTGATTACGCTCATGGAGTCGTTCTGCTTTGGGGGGCAAAATGTATAAACCGAAGCGATGCAACAGATGTGGAAAAGTGTTTAGACCAAACAATGGGAAGCAAAAATACTGTTACACTTGTAGCCCAATTGTGGCTCAATTACGAAAAAATGAGTGGCAAAAAAATGAACGTAAAAACAAAAATGTTAGAAATACCTCACATTTAAAAACGTGGCGAAATGAGGTTTTTTGGCATAAAAAGTTTAAAAATTGTAACAAAAAATGATATATAAAAATATATATAGGAAGATATATAATGACAAAGCTATGGTATGAAATAAAAAAGAGGCTGGGAAATGCAGAAATTGATGATTATTGTGGATTATGCAGAAACTCTTTAACATTATTGGAGGCTCGTGGTATTAAGAAAAATGAAGTCCTTATTATAGCTCCAAGTGTTAACTGTAGTGGTCGTATAACTCATTATCATATAGGTACAGCATTGCGTAAAAATGTTATAGGCTCAAAAATATATAAAGATTTGGAGGAAGATAAAAATGATTGAAATAGTAGAAATAAAAGAGTGGAATTTCAAAGTCAGAAGTTCTAACAAACGCAAGTATTACGAAGTGGTTAAGAGGCGAGATGGCGAGAGTTTGTTTTGTAGCTGTCCCTCTTTTAAATACAATGAAGGTGAATGTAAGCATATTAAGGCTGTCAAGGTGATGACAAATGGAAGTTAATGGGTATATGATAAAACCAAAAGCCGATTTACGTGGAGCCGATTTACGGAAAGCCAATTTACGGAAAGCCAATTTACAAGAAGCCAATTTACGTGGAGCCAATTTACAGGGAGCCAATTTACAGGGAGCCAATTTACAGGAAGCCGATTTATGGAGAACCGATTTACAGAGAGCCGATTTACAGGGAGCCAATTTATGGGGAGCCAATTTACAGGAAGCCGATTTACAGGAAGCCAATTTACAGAGAGCCGATTTATGGGGAGCCAATTTACAGGGAGCCGATTTACAGGGAGCCAATTTACAGGAAGCCAATATACAGGTAGCCGATTTATGGAAAGCCAATTTAAAGGAAGCCAATTTACAGGTAGCCGATTTACGGAAAGCCAATTTAAAGGAAGCCAATTTACAGGGAGCCGATTTACAGGGAGCCAATTTACAGAGAGCCAATTTACAGGAAGCCGATTTACAGGGAGCCAATTTACAGGAAGCCAATTTACAGGAAGCCAAATTATGGAAAGCCAATTTACAGGGAGCCGATTTACAGGAAGCCAATTTACAGGGAGCCAATTTACAGGAAGCCAATTTACAGGGAGCCAATTTACAGAGAGCCGATTTATGGGGAGCCAATTTACAGGAAGCCGATTTACAGGGAGCCAATTTACGGAAAGCCAATTTAAAGGGAGCCAATTTAGACTATTCAGTATTCCCTCTTTGGTGCGGGAGTTTTAACATTATAGATGATGGAAGACTGGTTAAACAACTCTTGGGGCACATTGCCAGAATAAAATGCACGGACAAACAGATACAAAAATGGGTAAACAAAATACCAAAGAAATATAAGAATGATATATGTAAGCGACATGATATAGAGGAAGTATAAATATGAAGAGAATTAAGAACAGGAATAAGACTGGTATTTGGATGAGGATTTCAGGCTTCTTTGAACATGAGCCAGAAGATATAATTTATAGACAAAAGGCAGTGAAGGAGGTCCAGCGACAAAAGAAGGATAGGAAGAGACAGGAACAAAAGCTTATTAATATGATAAGAGAGGCTCACAGATTAATTCCAACTGGCAAAAAGAAGGACCCAAAATGGCTTAGAAATCAACGACAAATCCAACGTGGTTTTGATATTGCTGACAAATGGAGTAAAAAAGATGACAAATAGATATGAAATTCGTAAACATATAGGCTGTGGTGGAGACTTGACCTTTGAAAAAGAGGTAGTCGAAAACAAGATTTTAAACAAAAGAGCAGTAGAGAAATTTGGGGCAAAAGCTAAGATAAAACAGGTTACAAAAAACATGTTTAGATGCAACAAATGTAGGGAGTTGGTGAATGTAGTTACATGCCCATCGTGGGAACAGTTTGTGCTTTGGGGCAAAATCAGAGTCAGCAAAAAACAATACTGGGAAATCAAAGAAAACAGGAAAAATGGAGCATTGAGGTATTAATTATATAATAGGTGATAATGTTATGAAAAAAGGTTTAAATACTATGACAGACAAAGTTACAACTGGAAAGAGGATTACTTGCTGGTTTTGTCACATTAATGGTCGAAATATATTGGACAAAGATGGTAAATGTAAACGCTGTGGGACCAACTTAAAGAAATATCCAATCAGAGACAAACATCCTTATCCCAATATGAAAAATTTAGATAGAGAGGTCCTGGGTCATCGGGACAAATTTTATATCCCAGATGATAGCGACCAGAATAATTGGTGAAAATATGAATCCACAAGAATTTAATAAGGTGCTCAAAACTCGGATAGAGCTGACAAAAAAAGTTCTAGCATATAAATCAGGTGAATATTCCACAAAAACCGACAAACTGCATAACTTTAAAAGAGCAGGACAGATGCAAAATTGTAGCTCAGCAAAAGCCTTAATAGGAATGTGGACCAAGCACATCGTTTCAATACTAGATATAGTAGATAACATAGAAAAAGATGACAGCTACCACCCATCCCCAGCCCTGTTAGAAGAAAAAATTGGGGATGCTATAAATTATTTAATATTGCTTGAAGCATTAATAAAGGAGAGATATGATAAATGAAATATTCTAAAAGTCTACAAATATATAGATTAAGAATTTCAGTAACCGACAAACAGAGCTTTGAAGAGTGCAATAAGGAAATTCTGGCTAGGCTGGAAAATCATCCAGAGCTGGACCAGGAAGAGGTCGACAAAATAAAGAGGGAGATATTATGAAGTATAATAAAGAGATTGTGTTAGCCCTGGCTCCATATAAGACGGTTAAACTTGGGGTATCTGAAGCTGATAGTTTCAATGATTGTGACAAAGAGATAAAAAAGGAGCTCGACAAACACCCAGCAGTTAAAGAGCTGAATGCAGAGGACATAAAAAAGGTGCTGTAATGAAAGAAGAGGATTTAAAGAAAACAAATAAGGCTTTTGATTCCATGATTAGAGATTTTATACTGTCTGCCAATAAATGCAAACCTGTTATGCCCCTTGTGGCTCAAAGTTTAGAGCTTACAGTAGAACTAATAAAAACCTATAAAGAGGCTTTCAATGGAATCAATAAAAAAAGCTAATGCAGTATTATTAATAAATAGTCAGCCCCCACATTTAGGAGAATTGTTACAGTTTATACAACAATTGAATAAGTATGAGTTTATATATGTATGTATTACAGGTAATATTGCAGTAATTGCTCTGGACCACGTACTAGCTATTTGGAGAAATATATTAGCCCCATATAGCAACAAAAGTGCAGTAATGTTTTTTCAAAAAGATATATATAAATCTAGCAGAGAAGATTTCCCTGGAGCATTTAAAGATTGTGTGTGGTTAACTGCTGATAGGGCAACATATGTACATCTTTCTACATTACAAGTAAATGTGGAGCTTATTCCAAGAGCTATGGGGTATCGAGGCACCTTCTTACGAGTAGCTTTCCGACAAAGTAAAGCTTTGGATTATTTAGAAGCAAATTATGGGGGTCAAATAAAGAGGTAATAAAATGGAAATGAATTTATTAATAATGAAAGAAATTTAAGAGGTAGAAAAATATGCCAACATTTGAAACAAATACGACAGAAGATGAGGATGTTTTGTTTGCGACCTTTGGTAAACTAAAAGCAGGTCAGGACAAAAGTAAATCTGTCCTCATAAAAGAGGGAGAGAGTTTAATAGGAGTCGTTATAGATGTTCAAGATTCCCCGACATATAAAAAAGTCTATCGTCTTAAAGTAAAAGGCGAGGACAAACCAGTAGTTGTACTAGGTAAGACTGACCTTAACAACAAGATGGGCTATGGTACCAAGAAGGCTCAAAAAGTTGTTCAGGTTAATGACCTTATACAGATTACTTATCTCGGACAAAAGAAAACTCAAAAAGGTCGCCCATTCTATAGCTTTACTGTCGGTATTGCTAAATAGGGGCAATAGAGTCCGACACTCTCCTAAAAAGGCACCCCGAATTTCATCAACAGTTCGACTCTGTTAGGGGTGCCATCTAATTTACTTAGGTGAAGATTATGAATAATTTAAGAAGCCAGATAATCGAGCACCAATTTATCTGTTATCGAGAATTTTGGCACAGGCATCATGCAATGTAATCGCATTTGTATGCACCATAATTAACAACTTTGTTAACTTTGGTGTATGTAACTAAGATTTAAATAGTAGAAGAATTAGTTACATAGCAAAGGTTTAAATATAAAGAGGTATTGCCATATGAAATTACCAAAAAAAGGAGCCCTTGTAGCAATTGACACTGAAACTAAATCACTGACCGACAAAACGATGGTCGGGTTTAGTGTTGCGTTTGGAAACAGGTCAGAGTATTTTCCTGTCAGGGACAAAATACTACCTAATATTTCTATAGATAATGCTAAAGAAATACTGTCCCATGTATTACAAAATTGTCATGTAGTGTTCCATAATTCCAGTTTTGATTTGCCAGTTATACATAAATTTGGTGTCGAGATTCCCGACAAACTGGATATAGATGACACTGTGATTATGGCAAATCTAGTAAACGAGAATATGCTACATGGGTTAAAAAAATTAACAAAAAAGTATTTCGATTATCAAATGACAGAGTTGAAAGAGCTTACAGGTAGTGGGAAAAACAGAAAATCTTTTGATGAAGTGGAAGATATTAAAAAAATCAATTATGCCAAGGATGATGCAAAGTATACGTTAAAACTTTATTATAAGCTTAAATCTTTACTTGACAAAGATGAGGCATCTAAAAAAGTTTATGAAGAGATTGAACGCCCCTTGTTGCAAATTATTGCTTTGATGCACATACATGGAGTAAGAGTAAATGTAGAGAAAGTTCTTGAGATAGGTAAGATGTGCTTTGATAAAATGAATGGGGCTGAAGAAAAATTACGCATACTTATGGGACAAAAGATTAATTTTAATAGCACCAAGCAACTTAGGGAATATTTTATAGGAGAGAGAAGGCTCCCAGTATTAAAGAAAACACCAAAAGGAGAGCCCTCAGTAGATAAAGAAGTATTAGAGCAATATGCAGAAATGGATGGGAGTGCAAAATTATTATTAGAATATAGAAAATATAGTAAGATTTATTCAACTTTTATTCCAGCCATGACCCCGACAAATTGGGATGAAAAGACCATGACTGGCTTAATTTATACATCATTTAATCAAGCTGGGACAGTAAGTGGGAGATTTTCAAGCAGTAGACCAAATATGCAGAATATTCCACGTAAGGATGAGATAGGACTTAGAGCAGTAGTAATTCCAGATGAGGGAGATATTCTTATTGGTGCTGATTATTCACAAATAGAACTTCGTGTACTTGCTCATTTTTCTCAGGACCAAAATCTTTTATATGCTTATAATAACAAAAAAGATATTCACCAACAAACAGCAGATGCACTTGGACTTGATAGATATGATGCTAAATGTTTTCACCCATTTACAGAAGTGTTAACTCCTAATGGATGGAAATGTATGTGCCATTTAAATACAGAGGATAAAATTCTACAAGCGTACCCATACTCTAATTTTGATGTACGTTTTGAATGGGTAAAACCTAAACTTAAACTAAAAAAACACCCAAGTAAAACATTAATTCATTTAAAGAATGAGGGCGTTGATTTACGTGTAACACCTGAACATAGGATGCTTTATTACTCTAATTATGGTTATCCTCATATCACTAAACCAAAATGTTTTAATTCAGTAAGATATTGGATGAATAGTGGTATATTACATAATTGTATAAGTTGTGATGAGAATTTGCTAAGATTAGCAATAGCAACTCAAGGAGATGGCTCTTATAAAAGTTTTGGAATACAATTTGGATTTAGCAAAAAAAGAAAGGTTAACAGATTAAAGAAACTATTGAAAAATTTTGATGGTTTATATACTATTACTATAGATAAGAATAAAATTGTGTGGTTTAATCTATGGAAAGAGTTGGCTGATAAAATTAAACCTTATCTAGATAATAAAAAACTTTCATGGAGCATGTTAAATTATTCAATAAAATATAAGTACATTATTTTAGAAGAGGCAAAATATTGGGATAGCCACTGTAGGAAAAATTGGCAAATGTTTAGGTATAGCTCTAAAGAAGAACAAAATGTAGATGTGCTACAAGCTCTTGCTGCTACAAGTAATTTTAAAACTAGGAAAGTTAGAAAAAAGGATGGCATGTTTGATTTGACAATTAGAAAAAATAATAAATCCAGAGGAGGGAATATTAAAATAACAAATGAAAGATATACAAAAAAAGTCGCTTTTTTATCAGTTCCTTCAACTTATGTTTTAGTTAGAGATGGGGGTATACCTATTATTACTGGGCAAACTATTAACTTTGGTTTGGTTTATGGAATGGGAGCAAAAACTCTAGGTAAAAAAATTAATAAATCTTATGATGATGCTCAGAAATATATTGATGCTTATTTCAGAACTTATCCAATGGTGCAATCATTTTGGAAAAAAGCAGAGAGGGATTTCCGTACACTTGGGTACGTACAAACTTTTTTTGGCAGAAAAAGACGAAGAACACCATACTTTTTCACTAAGGATGATTATGAGCAGGGTGGAGAAGTTAGAAGTGCAATCAATTCAGTTATTCAAGGTAGTGCAGCAGATTTAATGAAGATAGCTATGAAAAATATGGCACCAAAATTAAAACCACTTGGAGCTAAACTCATATTAACAGTCCACGATGAAATACTTGTTAGTTGCCCTATAAAAAATGCTGTGAAAGCTAAAAAAATCATTGAGTCAGAGATGATTAAAGCTGGGAAGGATTTATCTGTTTTAATTGAAGTTGATTGTAAATTTGGCAGAACTTGGGCTGAGGCTCATGGAGAAGGGATTAAATTGGAGGAGATGAAATGCAACTAAACTTGATAATAGATTTACTATTTACTGCTGGTATTATAAGTTTCTTGTGGTCTTGTGTTAGACAGCTACAAAAGATACTTAGGACAAAACAGACAAATGGGATTTCTCTCACACATTATTATATTAAAATAATTGCAATCCTATGTATGATGATTGGGTATATACTTTCTAATCTTCCTATATCATTGGGAGTTAGTGCTGTTGAACTCAGTATTACGCTTATTTCAGTTGAAAGAATATGTAAGTATAGGTGGGGAGGCTTCAAATGGGGGAAACTATTAAGATGAAGACATTTTATTTAGCTCATAATTTTTATGATAGAAAAAGATTCAGAAAATGGGAGTTAAGAATTGAAGCCAAGTATAGCATTAATCTTGATAACCCATTTTATGATAACGATAGAAATGATATTCGAGCTTTAGATAAATTTAAAGATAGGAGTAAAGAGCAAAAAGAATACTTTAAGAAACGAAATACTACTGAAATGATACAAAAAATAGTTGAAGGCGATTTAGATATGATTCGTAAAAGCGATGGGATTATTACAGTATTAGATTCCCCTAGTTTTGGGACTCCTATGGAAATCTTCTTTGCTGCAAGAGTTCTTAAAATTCCTGTATATATTATCACTAAGAAATTTGCTTATCATCCATGGATTCGTAAATTTGCTACAAGGATATTTAGAACTAGAATAGAATTTGAATCCTTTATTAAAAAAGAATTTGGATTGAGACACGGACTATGAAAAGAAATATAATTATTTGGTCTGAAGATGGTGAATTATATAGAGCTGTTTATTCAAAATACTTTGAAACAATTACAGTTAGAAAGATAGCAGGAAATGAGTTAGTCATTAGAAAAGCAAATGTGTCTTCAATGGAATGGAATATATTTAAACTGAGGATATTGAAATGGAAGAAACCTGTGCAAGATGTGGGAGACAACTAACTATACATGAGGTAGTTAGGAATGCTTATCACTTTAAAATATTAAAAGAAGATAGTATACTTAGATTTTGTAATTATTGTTGGTGTATTATCTATGAAGATAAGGAGGAAAAATCATGCCATATTTAAAAGAAGAAAAAGATAGAAAAACCTTGGATTCTATAATTGAGATTCACGGTAAATTATTGACAAAACCTGGGGCTATTAATTACTTGTTATTTAAATTAGCTAAAGTTTCATGTAATAGGTATCAAAACTACAGGAATTTTATAGGCGAGTTAGAATGTTGCAAGCAAGAGATTTATAGGCGACAAACTGGACCATATGAAGATACTAAAATTTATGAGAACGGAGACGTTGAATAAAAATGAACTGCCCCAAATGTGGTAAATTTATGAGCAAAGCAGCTTGTGGTGAGTTTGTTTGCAAATGTGGAGCTCATTTAGTAAGGTCAGGAAATAAGTTATATGAGGATTAAAATGGTAGAGCATAAATGGATAGAAGAATCATTAAAAGCATTTGCTAGGGTAATGAAGAAACATAAGATACCATTTTGGTTAGAATATGGTACTCAACTTGGAGCAGTTAGAGAGGGCAGAATTATTCCCTATGATTATGATGGAGATATAGGCGTTATGCTCAGCTCTGTCAATAAAATGAAGGATTTAAAAGAGGATTTTGAAGCTGAAGAAATAATGATGGCATATCAACCAAATCATATTTTTATTAATTATAAAGTTAATGATAGGGAATGGCTGGCAACTGTAGATGTTTATACTTTTACTGTAAAAAAGCATAAAGGAAAAAAGTGGCTGGTAAGAATTGAGAATGGGAAGGAGTTTGATGTAAGGTCCCCATTTGAGTATTATGAAAAATTAAAAGCAATATATTTTTTAGGTGAAATATTTTTTATTCCTTGGATGGCTAGAGAAGCCCTTGAATTTGCATATGGAAAGGAATGGAAAACTCCTATTAAGAAGCCAGGTGTTCAAATAATGATTGGTAAACCAACCGATAAGCAGCTTAATCAAATGGGTAGAACACACCATAAGAAATTGGAGGACCTATGATAAGAGGAATTATATTTGGATGTTGGGATTTATTTCATGTTGGTCATCTTAGAGCACTTCTTGCAGCAAGTAAACAATGTGATGTTTTATATATCGGGATTTTTTCAGATGAGGTTATAAAAGACTATAAAGGTCATTTTCCTATTATAAGTTATTTAGATAGATATTTAATTATTGCTAATTTATCATTACATTCAAGAATTATTCCGTTTGGTATGAATCATAGGAGTAAAATCAGTCTTTCTGAATATCATAAAGTATTTGTATCTGATAAGTTAAGAAGGTATGCTATAATTCCTGATGATTATGGGGGAGAAATAGTACAGTTACCTTATGATAAATCAACATCTACAACAAAAATAAAGGAGAAGATTAAAAATGAATCCTAGAGTACCTTTTATATGGAAAAGACCACATCATCTATATCATGGTCTTGCTATAGCAGGTTATAGTGTATTTATGTGGTGGTTATCTACTGATAATTGGATGGATTGTTCAATTGGAGTATGGCAAATATTTATCGGTATCGGCATATTTATAGCAGTAGACGATATTATTGAGCATTCTATTACTGGTAGCACTCCACTAAGGCTTTTATTTGATAGAATAATATATCCATTCTTATTGAGGTTTCACCATGATTAAAAAACACTATATATTTACAGCTTTAGATGCAGCAATGATGAATAAAGTTGGAAAGCAACAAAAGAGTCGATTTACAGATAAAGATTTTAATTACCAAACTGTAGTTTTTAAACCTTGGGGCTTTGAATATTTATTTATGAAGAATAAAGAATGTTGTGGTTGGATGCTTCATATTATCACAGGGTCAGGCACATCAGTTCATTGTCATGCAAAAAAGAAAACTATTGTAATGGTAATTAGTGGTAATTTATTATTAACTACAATTTACGATAGGCAATTTTATAAACCAGGTGAAATAGTATTGATTGATGAAAAAGTATTTCATGCTATGGGAGCACCACTTGGCAATGTTCGAGTTATAGAACTTGAATATCCTTCCGACAAAACAGATGCAATAAGAGGAGTTGACTTTTGGAGCCGAAAAGGAAAACCATATGAAAGTAAGTGTAAAGTGATAAAAAATGTATAGCACAACAAGTCAAGTATTATGCCAACACAATATTAATGGAGGGCTTTTAATTTGTGCAATTATAGGTTTTTTATGTATTGGTTATCTATTTTATAAAGTAATAGCAATCCTCCGTGAGTAAGGAACCTAGAGAGATTAGGGAAAGAGGTAAAACCTAAATCTCTCTCTAGTTCCTTTTTATAAGAATTTTGTAAGCAGAGTATAAAAAGTGGCTGGCAGCAGCTACCACAAGACCGAACATGGTCGCCATGAAAACTACTGCTAGATAATTCATATTCACCACACAATTTCTTCTTTTGTGAGTTTTCTGAGTGCTAAGTTAATCAAACCTAATAGCATTACTTCGCCCTCTGGAGTGAGCATTAAACCATACTCTGCTCTTACTGGTACACTTATTAGGGCAATTACATTCACCCAGAATGTTTTACTTAAATACCATTTTTTCATTCTTTACCTCCTTTAAATTATTATATTTAATAAAAATACAAATACAGGAATAAAACATAGTAATATTTTTTGAGTAGTTTCCACCTTTGTAATTCTTCTATCTTGTTCTACCATCCATTTTATCATCCAAAGATTCATGTCTTTGTTTGGTGGTAGTTTTGCATTACCATTTTTACTCTTAAATTCTTGTGCAAATTTTTTTATCTCGTTTATTACCTCTTCCATTTTTACCATGTTTTTTCCCTCGAGTATTCTAATTCAAGCTTCCACTCTCTTATCCTTGGAGCTCCTTTTATTGTTCTGAAATGAAAATTCTTTATATAATAATATCCATCAAGACAGTCCCCTAAGCCAGATATAGCAATCTCTTCGTGCTGATTCATAATATCATGTATATTAGTAAACTTTGCATGGAATATATCTAAGTCCCCACTTTCTTCTATCCATTCCCACCCAATCAAAGTTAGTGGTTCTCTGCCTATTCCCTCATCATAGGTAGCCCAATTATCTGACCAGAATCCAAACTTGTTTATTTCTTTTGATATTGTTCTCTGTTCTCCATCTCTGAATCTTGGTGGGGATAAGTGTATGGTTGGGTGTGATTCACTGGCAATTGTGAATACGTCACAGGAGCCACAAGTGAAATACCAGATAGGCGAAGTTGCCACTGATTCTCCATTATCCATAACAACATACCAGCCATATTCTTCTTCACAATCTAGGTCATTCCAGTTTACGCTTACAGTTTGACCTCCTTCTCCTGTTGCAGTTCCTATCAGGTTATCCTCATCGTCATAAAAATTAACAGTGGTCTCTCCCTGTCCTTCAGGAATTGTCACATTTAGTTCTGAAGTGCCCCATTCTGCATTTGAAGCATAATCTGTAGGTCCACCTTCTCCTGGGTCATCTGGAGCATTTAATTCTAAAAGTTCCAAATATCTTATTTCACCACTTAGACCAAAGTGAGTAGTTGCTCCAGTATAATCGTATGTTGAGTAAGCATATACATACCTGTAAGCGTCAGTTACGCAAGATACTGACATAGTATCAAGTAGAGTAGTCCTATCGGCTTCTTTATAGACTTTACAAGTAGTTATATTACTTCCAGAGCTTCTTTCTATGGTAAAGTAATATTTCCATCCAGCAACAGCATTTTTCCAGTGGTCAGAAGTTCCTCCCCAAGCTGTGAGAGTTACCCACAAGTCTCTTTGGTCTTGGTAGTTCCAAGACAACGCCATTCCTTGACCGCTCATTCCATCGTTTATTTGAGTGTTGATATTGCTTATTCCCCAAATAGTAAACAGTCCGGGATAAGCTGACCCGCCAATATATTCCATAGCAGTACACTCGCTCATCACTTGGTGCTTAATAGCATCAAAGTGTCCAGCTCCGTAACTTTTGATTACATAACCATCATCGAGTCTTCTATTAACCTTTGTACATTGAATTTGTGTCGCACTTACAACCTCATATTCACCAGTAGTTCCATTTTCTATAAACGTAGTATAATTTACGCATTGACTTGTATCTGGTGTTGGTGGTGTATAAGAATCAACTGCAACAATATTTAAATTTCTAACGTTCCCACTCATAAAACTTAAAGGGTCTTGTCCAGATACACTTGCTCCTCCACCAATCAAGTGAGAATAAGGTAAATCCTCTACAGTGATAGCAAGAGTATCAACCAATACAGTCCTTGCGGCATCAGTATAAATATAAAGTGTCACATCAGATACAGTATGTTCAGCAGTAAACCAATATCTCGTACCAACAGAAGGTCCAGCATAAGTATCTGTATTGTCTAAATTTTTATCTCTAAGCAGAATATCTAAATTAGTACCAACGTTTGTTGGATTATAAAATTCGGCTACCCATCCGCCAGTGCCCCAAGCACGATTTGCATATCCAAGAGACGCTGTTCTACTTGGTTGACCGTCTGTATACGACAAACCTAAGATAACTATGGATGATTTTTGTCTATTTCCACCAACAGTAATGTCTGTAACTTGTCCATCACATTGAAGTGTACATGAACTGAAATAACCGTCACCATAATCTTTGAATACAAGATACTCGTCTCCAGCATCAGCTTCAACACTATCATAAGATAATGAAGCAGAGCTTACTATCGTAATGACATTTGTATTATCGTATTCAGTGTAGGTGTTATAATTTTCAGCCATCTTATTCCTCCAAGTTGGAATACTCTAGTTCTATTATCCATTCAAATGTAAGTGGTTTATCAGTTATCTTTTTCCATCCAAAGCTTATAATTTTAAAAGTTTCATCAAATCTTCCACCAAGTCCTAAAGTCGTTACATCGCCACCGTATTCAGCTATTCCTCTTATGCACTCCATCTTGGTGCAAGCATCACTGCCATATTCCATTCCAGTAATTACCATTGATTTTTTGTTTCTTCCAATATCATAGACAGCTCGATTTCCACTCCAAAAGTTAAGCATTTTAATATTTCTGTCATGGTCTACTGATACTTCTAAAGGTTTGTTTAGAGTACAGGTAACTTCAGAATCGTAGTCTATAACTGCGTATTCTTGTGTGGTTCTTATTTCTGGATTTAAAGCTGCATAGTAACTAACTACAGCATATACTTGAGTACAGTGAATCCAGCCAGTTGTATTTTTCAATTCTACTCCTATTTGTAAATTATCAATTTGGTCCCAGCTCCAAGCAGTTCCAGTACTCGGGTTTACAGTCCAAGTGTGTGCATAGGTCGACCATATATTACTTATATCATGCAGTCCTTCACCATATTCAGTACCACCTATTTTTATAACTGCTTGAGCTTCTGGGTCTGTACCAGCTTCTCCAAGAGTTACATAAAATACAGTGACACTTATAATTGTACCAGCTTCAGTAGTATGGTTTGGGATGTTATATAAATCTCTCTTTGCTGCTCCTCCGCCATCTCCATCCCAATTATAGATTGTATCTTTATTGGTTTTCAGATATGGATTTGCTTCATCAACCATTTCATAGTTATCAGCAAGAGGGTCTGAAGGATTATTTAATATACATTCTTCTTTATCACCTGTTGCATTAGGTCTAAGTGTAAGATTTACTTGATAATCAGTTAATGTTGGGCTGCTTACTTTAACGCCCATTTCAAAGTCATTTAAGTCAGCCCATTGCCAGCTTGTTGCAGTAGAAGGATTTGTATTCCAAACATAGTTGAAAGTGCCATAGCTAGTAGTCAAGTCTTTATCATCAGACTCATATATTACTCCGTCAGTACATTCACTAGGATTTGTAGTCAGTATTATTTTATATACTCCATTTTCATGTTGTGAATATAGGTGAGATTTTGCCCTAGCATAAATTTGAATATAATTTATTGCTCCAGAAAGACCGCTCCAATCAGTTTCATCAGTGGTATAGAGGTCTCTATTGGTATCAGTTGCATCACTATACACGTAATCAGTGTCATCATTATAAGCGTCTTTTGATTCATCTACACACTCATAATTGTTAGTTTGTCCTTCTGGGCTCAAATCAGTGACACAACCATCTCCAGAAGGATATACGTATAATTTTTTCCCAGGCTGTGTTTGTGATATAGTGAATGTACCCATAATTTCCTCTATAGTCTAAATGGAATCGCCACCCAAACATCTTTCCAAGTAGCATCATTGCTGTGATACAGGTGACAGTATTGGTCACAGTTAACCTCAACTTTTAAATAGAGTCTTTCTTTATCAGTAATTTTCTTTTCTTCCCACACGTCAATCCAAAATGGGTATACTACTTCATCGCCCACACTGAGACTAGCATCCCAAGCAAGAGTATCGCTTACAGTCACCCATCCAGTTGTAGCGAGTTCACTGGCAGTATTATCTTCGTGCATTTTACAAACTGTTACCCTATATGAAGTAACTGTAGATGTTGCTTCACTGGCTACAAGGCAGATGTTTCCTTGTATTACTCCTTCAATGTAGTAAGTCTTTTTAATGTGACGATTATATAAAAATTGATGTGTGATGGAAGCTTCAGAAGTCTCAGACGTAGAGCAACCATCGCTAATGTAATCTCTTTCTAGTAAAAAATGATGATTTGCAAACGCTCCAAATGATTCATACCAATCGTAGGTGTAAAACCCATAAAAATCTATTACTTCCCTTTGGTCATTAACTGACATTATCTCTCTACCCCTCCTCTAAATGATTCTAAACCTCCACGGTCATTATCCCACCCTCTCATTGGAATAAACTCTACAGTGAGTCGTGAAGAATTTGCATATGTGTAAGCTCCATTTCCTGTAGGTAAGCTGTAAATCTGAATGTAATCCCCCTTTTGTAGCAACAATATGAATGTCAAGCTTATTGATGTGGCTATATTCATACTTTGTGCTCCATCTCCTTGAACAGTTGCAAGGGTATTAGTTCCAGCCATAGAACTCCCATTTTTATATATTTTTGTTAATATTTCAATATCTGTTTCTTCATATGAAAAAAAGCTGCACTCGAATGTAATTTTGTAATACCCAGTTCCGTGCCTATTTAGTATTATTTTTGTTGAATCTGTGACATAGGTAAAGTTAGATGTACGGAATGACTGAGTGTCCCAAGTATGAAAAACCCCACCATTCAACAGTTGATTTCCACCTACATCATAGAGTTGTATTGCAGGTATTGCTGGATTTAAATTTCTACTTCTAGTCATTTTACCTCATCCTATAGTTACTTTTTCCTGCTTTATTTAGTATCTGGGAATTTTTAGCTACAGCTAATAAAGCAGCAAGTTTTTCGGCACTACCAAGTTCGGCTATTTCTTTTACACTAATTGTAAGATTTTCAATTACAACTCCACCACCAGTCTCACTACCTGCTGCTCCTACACTCTCTCCTCTGTGTAGTAAAGCAAGTCCTGTTTCTGGTACGTAAGAGATACCTCTTTCATAACTTTTAAGTTTTTTAAGCATCCATTCCATGTGTGAAGCACCACGACCGCCCATTCCAGGCATTGCTAAAGCTTGTTCCAGAGTTAAGATTGCATTATCCTTAGCTGTTAACGAAGCTTCTGCACTACCTTTCATTCCAGTAGCACTTTCTTTCATAGCTGCAACATCTATACCAAATAATTCTTCAATACTTGTTATTTGTTCTGGGGTAAGCTCACTAATTTTTTTAATTAATTTATCAGCTTGTATAATAATATCATCAGTTGTATTTCTCCAGTTGTCAGCTCTGTCTTTCAATAACCCTTCTTCATATAGAATAGTTTCATCTAAATCTGCTATTTGTTGGTCATAATTATACTCGAGCATATAGGTCTCATGTTCTTTATCAGCAATGGTTTTATCTATAAGTTCTTTTGCCTGTTCATAAGCAACATATTGAGAGACTGTCTCTGCTTTGGTATTTTCCATATTTTCTAATCTAAGTTTTGCTGCTTGTATTTGAAGTGCTTTCATTCTTTTTTGTTCACTTCTTGATAGCCCTCTTCTTTTACTCATTCCAACAAGCTGAAGTTTTAACATTTCTATATTTACTAATCTAAGTGCAATGTTCATTTTATTTATTGTTTCTGTGTCTGTTTTTACTGCTTCATCATGCTCTCTTACAATTCTTACAGCTTCTTGCATGTCGTCATTGAGAACTTTGAATTGGTAACTTTCATCTACAAGTCCCATTTTTACATCATGCTTGGTATCTGCTAAATCTTGGTCGGCTTTCAGTTGTTTCATTTGCATGTTCAAAGTACCTTCAACTGTGCCACCCATTTCTCCCCAGCCATATTTTAAGGGCTTCTCTAAATGTTCTTCCAGTTTTTCTGTATTAAATTCAATTTCATCTAGCTTTAATTGCAGGCTTTCTAAGTTTCTTATTCCACCAAGTATAGGCTCACCAAATGCACGGTTAAAATTGTCTTGTATTAAAGCAGATACTACTTGCATATTATCAAGAGTACCCATCATGTCTTCTAAATCTTCATCACCCCTCATATATGCTAAGTTTACTTCTTCTGCTTGTTTTAATATTTCCTTTTGTAACCCCAAGTAATCTGTTATTGCCTCACTTCTTTTTTCAGCTAGTTTTTTTTCGTATTCCTCTTTTTTCATATATGGCTTGCCTGCTTCAAATTGTGCTAGAGTCTCCTCTTCTATCCATCTCGCATCTGGATGTTGCTTCCTTAATTTTTTTACATCGTAATCTAGTCTTTGTCCTATAAGAGTTTCACGCCCAAATGCCTCTATTAGTGGTTCGGGAATATAGGTTTGTCCAGCATATTTGTGCATTAGGTTAAATTTCTCGGCGGATTGAGTAGCTTCGTCAATATGAGATTCTATTATATTCCATGCCAGTCCAATACCAGGAATTAAACTTTTTACATTTGCAAAAGTATCTACAAAATCTGTGACCCCTCTTTGTAATCCTAATGCGAGCTCATCCCATGCTTTACCTACTTCTCTTTGAGTTTGTTCCCAATCTTGCTGTATTTGATTTGATGCAAATTGTGATGTGTTTTTAATTTTATTAAAAGCTTCTTCGGTCCTGCCAGCAGAAACAGAAAGACGGTCCATATCATCTAACAATCCTTCAAGACCCTCATCACCTGCAAGAACCATAGCAACTCTTAAAGAACGTATATTTGGGATTAATTCATTAAGAACTATTTTTCCGTATTTCTTTGAAGCCTCAGCCATTTCTCCGAAGACTCCAGAAATACCTTTTATTCTAAGTGCAAGTCCACTAAGTTCTACCCCATATTTTTTGGCAGCTTTGGAAGCACCCTCTGATGGATTAATAATTCCTTGTAAACCCATGGCAAGTCCACGAGCAGCCATATCTAAGTGAAGACCATGCCTTGTAGTTGTGGATAATGCAGCCATTAACTCTTCAAATTCAATTCCAGCTTGAGCAGCAATTGGAACTACATACCCAAGAGCTGATTCTAAATCTGCAAATTGAAACTTACCTCTAACCACTGACTGAAACAAAGTATCTGAAACTTTTGTGGCTTCATACACTGACATTCCATAAGTATTAAGAACAGTTGTAAAAATATCTACAGAAGTTCTAACATCTGACAATCCTGCAATAGAAGCTTTGGTCGCTGTATTTAATAAATTCATTGCATCTTTTGCATCAAATGCAGCAGACATAATATCATAAAGACCTTTAGTTAAATCACTTGTAGCTTGTCCTGTAGCTAATGCTAATCCTTCTATTCCAGATTTCATAGCAAGTAAAGCAGGTTCATAGTCTCCTGTCATAATTGTAGAAACTTCAGCTAATCTAGTTTCAAACTCTCTGAATTTTTGAACACTTTCTCGAGTATAATCGATTAATTTTTGTTGAGCACCCATAACTTGATTTAAAATTAAGTTATATCCGACAAATCTTAATGCTAAACTTTTTATTGCAGAGCCATGTTTTTTAGCTCCTGCTACTCCTTTCCTATTCATATCTTGTACAGAATAGTTAATAGCATTTATACTACCATTAATTTGTTGGAGTTCTCCAAGCATTTGTTTAGCATTTGTAAGCATCTGAAGTTCTACTGTACTTTTTGCCATATTAATTCCTTGGTCTTTGTTTTTTTCTTCTTTCAATCATGTCTTTTGATGATTGAGGTAAACCTTTTTCAATATAAGGCTTTCCACTTTCAATTTTTCTCTTTTTTTGTAGCGTTGCAATAATACTCTTGAATCTCCAATAGTTCATAGAGAGTATTTCGTCAAGTCCACCTTTCTCAAGATACAATATATTAATTGATTCTTGAAATGCTTTTAATTCTTCTTCCCAGTAGATTTTAACTTTTTGCGTTTTTGGGTCTTTCGACCCTTGCGAAAATTTTCGACATAGTAGATATTTTCTTTTCCAGCTTCATACACTGCATTAAATAATTGTGTGAGTGTAACAGGATGTTTTAGAAAATTCTTTAACTCCTCAAAATCACAATTTGGGTCAAGTTCAAGCATAGTCTCATATATTACATAATATTTAAATTGACTGCTAGCTTTTTCCTCACTCCATTTTTCTTTCTTTTGGTCAGCAGCAAGTCGAGCTAATGCTTTTTCGTGTTTTTCTATAGTCCAAGCTGGCATATCGAAAGGCTCGCCATTATTTACACATTTTACGGTGTATTTCATATTTTTACCTCTTTATATTTTTCATCTAAATAAATAAGAAGGGAAAGATTAATTTCCCTATGCTGGTACTGAAGACACGATGTCAGTACAACTTGAAGGTTTGCAAGTAAATCCAGGTGAGTTCATTATAGCTTCACCACTTAGATTTTCTTCTACACTTGAACTCTTCCATTCACAATTTGGTAATGTAATTCTAGGACAGCCTGAGCCTCCTAAATCTACCTGTAAATCAAAAGAGGTATTTGCAAGAACTTCAGCTATATGCTGAGCTCCACCACCATCAAGTGTTATGTCAACAGAACCTTCTACATCCATTTCACCTTCAATCAAATATGATTTGTAAAGTGAATCATGGTCTGTATATCCTGTAAGTTTGTGTGATATTGTAATTTCAATACTGTTAGTACAAAATGCTATATGGTCTGTATTAACCACATGTCCACCAGTCTTTGTAATTTCTCCTGCAATATTAAATGCAAGATAATCTCCAGTCAAAGCTGTCGGTCTTGTACTTGTTTTATCAACAGTTGTTACAATTGATTTAGCTTCAAAATCTATCACAACAAGATATTCAGTGCTCTTGGAGCCAGTAATTCTTACAGTTGAAGGTTTTAAGCCAACAACATAATACTGACTAACATCATCTGAATCATCTTCTTCTTTATTTGTTTGAGTAAATAAAGCAATAGATTGAAGTGTACACTCTGAAGACCTGTTAATAACATCATCTATCAAAGTGTCATCACACTGAGGAATATACTCCAAGTGGACTTTAGGTTCATGTGTCTGCTTCAACAGGTGACATGCTAAAGGTGACCCAATATCTCTGAGTACCTTATGCCTATCTCCAGTATCAATCCTTAAACTTTGGATTTTACATGATATTGGTAAAGTTGTAGAGCTTTCGCCACTACCATATGAATCTTCTATCCAATACCAAGCTTCACCCTGAAAAGGTTTTCCTAATTGGTCTAAAGTCATTTTTTATCCTCCGTTAACAAAGGTCGTAATATAGACAATATAAAGTAGCTAAATAATGAAAGTATATTCGTCTTCCATCGGTTTCTTTTTCTAATCCATCATCTTCTACATTCATAAAATCAATGCCTGTAGTTGTAGATTGATTACTCCTAACTTTGTCATGCAATTCATTTTTGATTTTCTTAGCAAATTCTGTCCTATCTATATTATCTAAATCTGTAAAGTAAATATGTACTTCTATAAATGTCTCCATTTTCCTTGTAGCAGCACCAACGTCTTGTGGCTCATAAGTAGTACCACCTTCAGGAATATGCATTACAATGTATGGGAAGTTTGGTTCATCTCCAGATTTAATTTCTTCGCTAAGATAGATAGGTATTTTTATATCTGAATTATACTTATCTTTTATTGTAAAACAATAATAAGAGTTAGCATCTTCATCATATTTTAATGTACCAAGATTTTCTCGGAATGCTACTCGTGGGTCAAAGCTAGAGTATGTCATGTTTATTCTCCTGGAATCATTCCACCATCAATTACTGGTTTTGTTACTTTCTTTATTGCTCTTTGATATTGTTTCCACATTCTCGATTTGTCTTTTAATATTTCTATATCATATTTATTTGAATCTAAATCAGCTATCGTAGCTTTATCTAAAGCTTTAAAAGCTTGAATAGATTTATAAGCAGCAAGATACGCTACAGCCATTCTGAATTTTCTTTCATTATATGTTCCCCATTCAGTGTAATAGGATATTTTTACCCATTTTGCACTGCTTGGTATTGCTGTACCGTCTGTCTGCGTTATCGTAATTTTTCCACAATGGGCTTCATTTACAGTTATTTTTAAATCGTGGCAATCTCCATCTTCATCTTTCCACCAGCCCCAAATATCTGTTCCACATGAAGATTCTCCCCAGCCTTGAACTACTCCATCACCATCTTTATCTGCAATTGGTCCATGAGCTGTTTCAAAGACTGTGTTACTACCATCAAACCATTCTCCTGTATCTGGATTACAATTTGGTATATCATCGTGCCAAAATTCAAATACATCATCTAACGCTTCTTGATATGCTTCCCATATTTGAGTTGATATATCATGGTCGCTGATAGATTTTTTTGAAGTTATGCCTGAGTATTTTCTAACATCATGTATTATATTCCATGGAAAGATATACAACTTATCATCAAATATAGCTCTATCTCCTTCAGTATCAGTAGTAATTACTTGAATATTATACTCTCCATATTTCATATCATCTGGGATTGCGTATTTACCCTGAAAGTAATTGTCTCCAGCACTTGTAGCCATAGAGGTTCCCCCAGCATTAACAAGACTGCCACAAGAATCAAAAATATACATGGTACAATCTGATGGGTAAACTACAGCATCAGTTCTGTCAACAATTAATATTCTATGAACAAAAGTTTCTCCTCTTGTATAAATGGACATTTAATCACTCTTCTTTAATTTTATATTTATATTTTTTACCATCTTTTTTTCTGTACTTATTTCTTTGTGTTTTTACTACATTATATTTCCATCTTTTTTTAATTATACTTTTCAGAGGCAGTTTGAAGAATACCCCTAATTTTGTAATAAGTGAATCTGATATGGTGAATGAATCTGATTTATTTATTTCTATTTCTTTTGTTGTAGATTCTGTTATGGTTATTGAATCTGATTTATTTATTTCTATTTCTTTTACTATGGATTCTGATAATGTTAGTGATTCTGATAATGATTTTTCCCAGTTTGTCCCACCAGTTTGTTCGGCACCAAATGATAAAAATGTTGTAGGTGTGCTTTGACTTTCATATGCAGTGGATGCCCAATTTGACCCTCGGTCTACTTTTGAAAGTCTTATTTCATCAAGTTTTCCACTGAAATAATCATCATGCCCCCCACTATCATATTCACAAGCTATAGTAAATGGTACATTATTAGTATGTATACTATCAATTTCAGCTCTTACTTCAGTTGTACCAGCATCAGTACCATCAAGGTATATTTCACCATCTTTATTATTTCCACTTGGCAATGTCATCATTGTATGGTACCATGAGTCAAAAGAAAAGTCTTGGTCATCTTCTCTTATGTGTGTAAATTCTCCTGTACCACCATCTTCACTTCCATATAAACGAAGATAATCATTTCCTGCTTGTTGCTTGAACTGAGCTACATAACACCGTTCATTTGCATCTGTATCATATTTTCCAAGTATCCATTCAAAGTTACCATTTCCTATAGTATCAAGATTCATCCAAAATTCCATTGTTAATTCATCTGTGATAGTATCAAGTGATGCAGAATCAGCAACCTCTAAATATTCACTTGAGCCTCTTACAAATTCTACGCAATAACCTATTTTTCCTGCTTGTTGAAATGAGCAACCATTACTGCCTGTTACATCATTATTGTTAGATGTGCTATCATCAATAGCGTTTGCATTTGCACCGTGCATGTGTAAAACCATGACATAATTTGAGTCCCATACATTTTCTGGGTCAGCTTGGTCTATTGCTTCGGCTGCATATTCATAATACATATAAATAATAGTATCTGTAATTGACGACAAAGATGGAATTTTTACCCAAGCAATCAGTTCTCCAGTTCCATTATTCCATCTTTGTCTTTCATGCTTTAATTGAGTATCTTCAGCAGCATTATAAAATTTAATATCGTAACCGTCAGCTCGACAGCCAGTTAAATCAGCATCAGTAATACTAATTAGAATCGGGAAATCCGTTTCATCACCAGCAACCTTATCTTTGTCTATGGTGATTTGTTTCTTATGGTTGTAATTTGCATCAGCCCATGCCATTTAACTTGCTCCACATGTAATTGTCCATGTAATCTTTAAAGTATCAGATGCTCCTTTATTTATTGCAGCAAATACTTGGCGACAAAGCATAGTTCCAGCAGCACCATCATTAAATATTCCTGCTTCAGTAATAGCACCTGTACCATCTCCAGCAGCCCAATCTCCTACATATATGACATCATTATCATCTGCACCTGCACCTTGAGTTGTACTTGTGAGGGCGTTCCTGTCTAACTCAGTCTGTAAAGTGGTATCTGTACTTGCTGCTGCATTACTGCCTGTTCCTATCGCCATATGACTCATAGCAGATTGTCCTTGGTCAGATAGTTGGTCAGCTACCCATGCATCACCAGATTGTGTAATAACATTATGTATTTTTCTTTCGTCTTTAAGATTACCATCTTTATCAAATAATTGAATATGTAATTTTCCTTTTATAGCAATACGACCTTTTAATCCACTCATGCTATTACCTCTTTAGATATTATTAAGTAGTCAAAAGTGCCTTCTCCAGTTTTCCAACATTTAACTCTGAAAATTATTGCCTCATCATTTTGATTTTCTTTTATTGCATATATTACTACACTTTCTGAAGTTTCATTAACCTTTTCTATTTCTATAAATTCAAAACCTTTAGCTTGTTTTATCGCATCAAGTTTTGATAAGAAAAAATCCATTGTTGCTGTATTAGCTTCTTCTGTTTTTGGTCCACCATAATGATGCAGATATTCATATGGGGATTCATCTTTTACATATACTTTTTTATGAGACCAAGCATAACCTTCTTGACCCTTTACTTTATGTAATACAGCAAGTAAGAACTCTATCCAATTACCAGGATTATCAGATTGCTTTAGAACATGAACTTCTTTTACAAGTTCTTTAGATTCTAATTCTGCTATTGCTTCATTAAGTGCATCTTCCACACTATCAGCCATTCTAAGCCTCCTCTATATCTTCAATATTAACTTTAGTATTTTTATTTGATTTGTATTCCTCTTTCTTTTTTACTGCTCCATAAGACTCTGTATCTTTATCATATTCTAATAATTGTTTCTTTTGAGACTCAGTGAGACTTTTTTTGCATTCTACTATTTTTCCACTAATAAGACTATTACGTTTTTTAAACCACCCTTGTTGAAATTTTCTAAACTCTTTTTCTGTAATATCCCCATTTTTAAACTGTTTAGCTTTTTCATTATGAAACAATCTAAGTTTTTCTTGTAATCTATAAAGATATTTTAACTTTGCTTCAGGGGTTTTAGGTAATGAATCAATTTTAAACCTCATTTTCTCATCTCTTTTTTAAGAATGCAAATTTTCCTTTTTTATATCTCCATTCATACAATGTTAGTGCTGCAAGATAAGCTGGAAATTCTTTCATAAGCTCATCATATGCTTTTTCTTTGATACTTATTTTTCCGTCACGTATTCTTGCAATAAATACTCCAGCTACTTTTATGCCAGTTAATTCTTCAAAGGCATTCACATAAGCAGCAAGCTGAAGCCAATAAGTCGGGTATATATCTTTTCCAGTTTTCCAGTCACCTATTACCAGTGCAGTTTGTGCAAATTTAGGCTCTTTCACTCTTTTATGGTTTTTGATTGTGGCAACTAAGTATTCTTCACATGAAGTGTAATACCCAATATAGTCAGCAGTTCCAGCATACCCATATTCATTGCTCCAAAGATTCTGCTCTAAACCTTGTGGCTTTAATTTGGATAATTTGGCAAATTTTTTAAACTCTTTTAAGCCATCTTGGATTTCTTTCTCATAAGACCCAAGATTTATTTGTTTACCTTTTAGTAAGTTTTCTATTAATTTGTGAACGTGTGTTCCAATCGCCTGTCGAGTTTCCAGTATTTGATTAGCCTTCTTGTAGCCTATCCTTCCCATCCATGAGCGTAAGCGATGTTTGGAAATAACTCCAAGTGTGGCTGTTACTCTGTAATAAGATTTCCCATTAATTTTATACTCATTTGGTGATACAAATATTTCTGGTTTATCTATCTTTATTTTTTTCATGGAGATTCCTCAAAGAGTTGATACCATTCTCCGTGTTCAACTTTGAGTTTTGTCTCCTTGCTGGACCATGGATATACTATTATCTCTTGCCCAGTAACTTTATTTATATATTTTTTTGTTATCATAAGCCTGCACCAAGATTTGAACTTGGATTCTCTGCTTACAGGGCAGACGTTCTTTCCGATTGAATTACACAGGCAGTGTAATCTAAAGAAAAAAGAAAAGGGTTTAATCCCTAATCTTACTCACCAGCAGGGTTAACTACATGTCCAATAGCGTTAGTATCTAACTCGCCTATTGCGACATATGCCCACTGGTCGATTCTGTATGAATTACAGTTACTTTGGAAGAACTTGTAGGTCTTCGGTCTTTGTCCAAATACACAACCGACTGCACGTCTTGAATCAATAACTACAGCAACTACTTCGTCATTTGCATCAGTACAAGAGTTTGCACCACAATACTCAATTGCTTTTAGACCACCAATCTTTTTTATTCTACCATCTGAATCAAATGAGATGTCTCCCATCCAAGGCATAGGTGTTGGTGTTTGCATTCTCTTGAAGATTGCAGCAACAGTAGGTGAAACAATTATGTAGTCAGGGTTGTATGGGTTAGCTCCCTCTCTCATACTTGCTACAAGATTATGTATAGCATTGTAGAGTTCTAATAGAGCAGTATCAGTACAACAACTTCCAGATATTGCAGGGCTACATGCTAGAGCAGTAGTCAATGCTTCTGAAGTTCCAGGTGTTGCTGTTTCTAGTTGAGCATAGATTTGAGCATCGAACCATTGAGCCCATGAAGCTGCCATAGATTTGAGATATGAATCCATTAATACGGAACCAACATCCCATATATCTTTGTCACAGATTATGGCTTCTAGGTTATACTGTTTCAAGGTCAACGAATAAGTGCTGAATGTTATTGAAGCACAGCTAGCACATTCACAAGCACCAAGGCTTGTCGGGTCTCCAAAGGAGCCGAATGCACGTATTTGTACCCCAAGACCATCGCCAGGGTTGATAGCTAATCCTTTAACACAAATTTTCATAAGGTCTGCTGTACAAACGAATGTTTCCCAGATAACCTTAGCATATGTATCTGCTGGACTCCAAGCTGAAACGTCATCGTCACAACCAGAGTCGGAGTTTGTGTTTCCAAATAACCCATCAAAACCACACTCTTTCCAAGTTTGGTTCTCATAGATTTGGAATCGGATTTTATCTAGCTCATCCCTGTTATGTTCGTATTGAGATTTGCTTTCAAAAGTATCGTTTCTCTTTTTGTAGCTGTTATAATAAAGCTGCATTTTATCTTGGTTGCCTGTATCATTAGCTACAATATCTCGAGTTGCGATTTTCTCCACTGGAGCAAGTTCGGGCTGGCCCTTGATGAGTTCATCCTTAATCTCTTCACGGATTTTGGCTTTGTACTCTTCTTCAGCCTTTATTTTATCTTCCTCATCTTGCTTTTTTAAAGCTTCGACAAGAACTTTCTTTTCCCTTTTTGCTTTCTCCTTCTGGAGTTCTTCCAAAGACATGTCGTCATATTCTTCGGTCATTTTAATCCTCCGATTTATCATTTTTCTTAAGCCAGGTTATAATTTCCTGTCTTTTATTTTCGATTTTTTCATCAAGTTTTTTCTCACTTGTTGAAGTATCTTCTTGAGCCACATTTGAATTAGTATCTCTAATTCCACAACCGTCTCGGTCATTGCATCTACCTTCTAATACTGTAGATACACAGACTGGTATTACGTTTGTGAGTACAGGAACTCTGTCTCCTTCCTTGAAGCCTTCCCTTTCATAGTCTGTTCCTTCAGGAAGTTCAGATGTTTCTTTATATTCTATTTTACCATAATATGTCACCGACACATTTGGTATTAGACCTGCCATCTCACATAATTCTACAAAAGCTTTCCATGCTGGATATTCTTTTGTTTTTTCATATGGGACAAGTTCCATAGAGACACTTTTGTTATCCTCATTTAAAATTACATTTTTATGATAACCAATAAATTTGGTAATATCTGTTAAATTCATAAAGGTACCAGAATGAGTACCAGCATGATTTATGTCATGTAGAGTATTTTCCCATAATTTATAACAAGCTTTTAATGTTGACATAGGAAAAAATCCACCATTCATAAATCTGTCACCAACAATAGCTATCATATTTCTGACACTGGTTTCTGTTTTTGCCTTTTCCATATTAATAGTAACTTTTACTTTTTCTCTATGTAAAGGTACAGAATCAGTAAATAGTTCATAGCCCATAGATTCCATATGTTTTTTAAAAGATTCTCCATGTTTACTTCTCCAGATACCATAGCACCTGGCAACCACTGCATCATGGTCCAATTCTGGCTTTTCTTTTTTAACGTAAGGAATGCAACGTGCAATGAAGTCTTTTTGGGATTCTCCAGGTTTTGGTGTTGGATTTCCCAGTTTTTCTTCTTCAGTCATATAATCACTTCTTACTTAATATCTTCTTATGTCTTTTATTTTGAATACTTGGTGTAAATATTGTTTCTTCAAGACATTTTGCATACTTAGGGAGTTTCCCTTGTTGATGGTTTTTTCGTGTTTTAAGTCTTGAATCTTGCCACATGTTGGGAATCCACTCATTAGGTGGTTTGACATAAGGTTTTAACATCTTTCTGAGTTCTTCAGGATGTTCCAGTAATTTATCCAGTGACCAAAAGAACGCATCTCTATATGCAGTATCTTTTGATACTATCCAAAGGAACGCCTGTCCATATCCAAGTACCATTCTTTTTTGGTAGTCCACTTTATTTAATTGCTCTCCAGTTAACAATAGTAGTGCATTTAGGTTTTTTACAACTGGATTTTGACTATATTTTAAATCCTCAGCTATCATATTCATATCTTTCTTGAGGAATTTGTACCCAGTTTTAAGAACCATCCTTAATATCTTTTTAGCTCTTTCGCCAAGGATTATATCAGCCATTACTTACCACAACTACAGGTTTTACTGTTGCATTTAGTTTTTCTTGCTGTATTTTTCTTTATCGCTTCAGCTTTTTGTTTCTTAAATTCTGCCATAGTTCCTGGGTCTTCCATAAGCTTTTTAAATTCTGCTTCAAATAGATTTTTTTCATCCTCTACTTGTTTTCTATTTTGAGTTAATTGTGTTGCTTTGTAATCCCCATAACGATTTACCATAAATTCTTTAGTCCTTGTAGCTGTTTCCAAATATTCATCATATCTGTGCTGTAATTGTCCTTCAATAGATTTAATACTGTTTTTATAGGAGACAATTTGTTCATCGAAGATTTTTAAGATTTCTTTTTTGTCTTCTTCTGGATAGGTCATTAGTTTTGGAATTAATGTTATTTGTACTGGTAATTTTACTTTCCCTTTTTGTACTTTAGTTCTATGTTCTTGAAGTTTATTTAATACAAATTCATATTGAGCTTTTTGTTTTAACAATGCTGTATACCTGTTATTTACATCAACTAATTCTTGAAAGTATTGAGCTTCTTTTTGCATCAATGGTTGTGCTTGCTTTTTCTTCACTACTACAGCTTTATTTTTATCTTTTGTAGTATTTGCCCTCTTTCTTGCCATATTTACAACTCTCTTTTTAGAATTTTTGCTTGTTCTTTAGTTAATTTTACTTTTCCACCATAATCGTCTTTTATAGTTACTTTGTCTTCTTTTTTATCTAACACAGGACAGCATCTTCCTGGTTTTCCACACAATACAATTTTTGTCATTTTTATACCTCTTTATCTATAATATTTATTTATCATTCTATTAAATATTTTATTAGCTTGCTGAGTAGTTCTCCATAGAGCCCATTTCAAGAAAGGTAGATATGCAAGTTTCCCACCACCACTTTTTATAGCTCTAGGATTTTTTGCAGAACCAACTCTTATATATTTTGTTCCTCCCTCTAAATATTCAGGGTAAGACTCCCCTCTTTTATTTTCAGCTCTGCATTCTAATATAAAGCCCTCTGCTCCTTCTATTATAGCTCTAATACCCTTTATCAAAGTTCCAGTTTTCCTTGGTGCTCTGTGTTTAGCTTTGTTTTCTGCATAATCTGCAAGTGCTTTAGTAAAGTCTCCATTTTCTAAAGCAGCTATTAGTTTATTATTTTTAGCTACAAATTCAGTTAATCCCAGTGCTTTGAATTTAATCTGTATCATCTTGTTCTCTTAATATTTCTTCGCCTAACTTTTTTTCTTTTTCAGCCTGTTCTTTTTTCTTTTTAATCATAAGTTTTGTTGCTGCATCAAGATTGTATTTTTGTAAATCTATTTCCTCTTTGTTTTCTTTTTCATCATTATCTTCAGGCTCTTCTTGTGGCTCTGGTTGTTGTGGCTCTTTTGCCTCTACTTTTTTCTTCGGGTCTATCTCTATTTGACCTTCACTGAATATACGTCTTGCCTCTTCCATATCAATGAATCCACCTGCTCCTCTTGCCCCATTGAAAGCTAAATCTGCTGCCTGAACTCTCTTGTATAGAATCTCAGCTTCAGACAATTCGTCAATATAGATAGGGTTCCAAACTATCTCATAATTTTTCCAGCTTCTACCCTTACCTTGTAATATTAATTCATATAATCTATTTAAAAGTGGACTATAAACAAGCTCTTGGTCATCCTTACAATCTTTTAAATAATCCCCTGTACCTATTTCTGCACCAGTAACTCTACCAACTTGAATACCAGTAAGTATATGAGTAGGCATGTAATAAGCTGCTGCTATAGATAATATTAGATAATCATAAAAGGGCTTTGGGTCAATTGCTTTAGGCTCCAAGGCTTTAATATCACCATCTTTATGTATATATGCACTAGGATGCTGGTCTACTGTTTGTTTCCATCTTTTTAAATCTTCCTTTTGCATATCTTCATCTTTAATATCCAATAATCCATGTGCAAACCAAGCTAGTATTTCTCCAGTTGCAATATCTACATTAACACTTGATTTAATTATATTTCTTAGAAGATTAACCTTTGAATTTCCAAATGGTCCCCATATTTCGTCACAAGTCATTTGAATAATCCTATCTGGATGAATCCAGTATTCTATATCTTGATTTTGATAATGAAAATGCTTTACAAATTTTTTCTTAAATTCTGGTCTTTCTGGATGATAGCCTATTTCTTTGATATATTGACTGGGTATTAAACTAACTTTATATGGGCTTTGATTTGGAGTTGGCTCATCATCTATTTTAGTTTTAGTATCATTTTCATAAGTAATTAATAAATATCCATCACCAGTTAAAAAAGAAGCTACTCTTAGGCGTTCCCATATTCTTTTTAAATTATTACGTCTTAAAAAATTTTCAATATAAAGTAAATCTATTGTAAAAGGTTTTTTAGTTTTATCCTTATGCTCTATTTTGTGCCAAGCACGTATAGAATCTTTAGCTTTTTTTCTTGCCCCCTTCATAAAGAGGGGACACTGCTCTCCTGCTTTTATACAGTCTTCAACAGTAAGCTTTTTAGTAAATAATTTGTCTTTTTGTTCAGGGTATCTACTATCTCCCTCAACTATTTTTTCCTCTTTCTTACCTTTTTTAATATCTGCTTTTGTTGGAGCAATGTAATTTTTATAGACTTCTATAAGCCTGTCACCTATAGTTTTCATATTTTTCACCTAAAAATCCCAAAGGTCTCTCTTAACATAGCCAAGTAAATTACCTCTCCTAAAACCTCGATAGTTAGTTAATCCATATCTAAGGGCATCTGGAGCATGGTCATCTTGTTTTACTGGCGTTTCTGTAGGGTTTTTATTTAGTTTATCTTTTTCATATCTATACGCTTGTAGCTCTCTTATTAAATTTATACAATTAATATCTATATGAATTTTATTTTGTTTAAATAGCCCTCTTATTTTAGCAATCCCTGCTTCTACTTTTCTTTCTGATTTTTCAGCAGGAACTTGCAAATCTGAAGTTTGTAATATTAAATCTGGTTGAGAAGCATCAATATATACTTTTTTAAAGCTATAAATTTTATGATATTCCTGTAATTTTTTTGCCACTTGAGGCGTAGTTGCACCCTTTCTATACCATTCTTTTACTACCATTACTTCTTTATCTTTCGTGATTCCAAGCACCAAGATACATGATGGGTTCCTATTACCCCAATCAACTCCTGCAACGAAATGCCTGACATCATTAAAGTTAGCGTAATTCCCTGTGTGACGGTCCAAGGAAAAATTTTTATATATTTGTCCAGAGTAAGCTCCCCATTTTCCATTAAGAAATCTCCTTATCCAATCCTCATCTAAATTTTGTTCTAAATCTTTAATATATTTTTCATATTGAGGAAGTTTTATATTATCATATGTTGTAGTTTCAACGGTATAATGGTCTTCTGTTGCTTCTAAGAAGAAATACCTGTAAATCCAATGTGTTTGAGCTCCAGGGTTTGTAGTTAATAGTATGAATGGATTATCTACATTCCCACCAGAAATACGATTCATTAGCTGCATAAATATCTTTTCATCAATTTCTATAGGTTCATCAAGTATTGCAAAATCTAAAGTCATCCCTCTAATTTTCTCTTCTTTTTCACAATGATAAAATATTATTTCAGACCCATTATAAAATTGAGCTTTCATATCTCCTTTACTAAGTTTTACTTTTGCTAACTGGACATCTATTCCAGATTTATTAATAGCATCTTGGTATCTTCTTAATTCTTGCTGAAATACCTTAAATACTACATTTACTAATTGTGACGTTGTGAGGGACCCGATGAAGCCCTGTGCACCAGGATTCTCAAGACAGGTCCTTATTGCAACATGAGCAGCAAGAAGTGTTTTACCAGCACGGACTGCTCCAGAATACAGGACATACCGTGATTTTTTTACAGCATCCATTATTTCTAGTTGCTGTGGTAAAAATTCTCTATCTAAATCAGTTACAATGTTTGTCACTTATGTGCCCACCAACTTTCCCGAAATTACATTACACTCCTATCTGTTTAATAATATATTTGTCATTATATTTAAATACATGCATAATTTAATGTAAAGCTTTATATAGTGGAACAAAGAAAGTTATAACTGGAGATAGCTTTGACAGCAGCTCAAGAAAAAAGATGGAAAGCAGAGGCAGAAATTATTGCTTCACTTAAACGTATGCCATCATGTCGTGAAATGCAGAAATTTTTGAAGGATAAATATGGCATTGTAGCTAATCATAATACTATCAACGCAGATTTAAAAAAAGATTTAGAATCATTAACTGAGTCAGAGTATCAAAATCAAAAAGCCGGTATTTTACAAATGGTTGATGATGAATTAGAAATAGCTCATAATATAGCAACAAGTGACCCAGATAATGCTGTTAAACTTAAAGCTATGAATACAGTATCTAAACTTTCTAAGACCAAATCTGATATTTTAGTAAAATTTAGGCAAGCAAGAGCTCAATTGAATAAAAAAGAAAAGCCTGAAATAAATATATTTATAGGAGAACCGAAAAAGATTGATATGGAAAAATTTAAAAAACTTGAGGGAGTAGTAGATAATGAAGAAGAAGGTAATTGATTTTTTATTAGGTTTGTTGCCGATTTCCAGAAAAAAATACACAAAAGATATGCTAACAATAGTTACAGCATTACAAGGACTATCTCAAGCGGAATCTCAAATTTCTCAAATACAAATGACCATTTTACAAAACTTGGAACAGGCTAAATTGAATAAGGCTAAAAGAGCAACAAAAAAGAAAATGACAGATGATATAGCGCTTGGGTGAAAAAATGAGACCAAATCCACATTTAATGTTAAAAAAAGATTTAATTAAATATATGTCAGGTCGATGTAGACATAATCATACTTATGCAGAACACCCTAATTGTTGGTTTACAGAACAGAACAAAAAACCAAAAGTTGGGTACATAGATATTGAGACTAGCAACCTTGATGCAAATTATGGAATAATTTTAACTTATTGTATTTTAGATGATGATACTGATAAAATAATAGAATATAAAATAGACCCGAAAGATTTAAGAAACGGTACTCTAGATAAAAATGTTTGTAAACAATTAATTAAAGACATGCTTAAATTTGATGTACTTAAGGGTTATTTTTCTACAAGATTTGATATTCCTTTTATTAGGTCTCGTTGTCTTAAGTGGAAGCTTGATTTTCCAGTGTATAAAACTATAGACCATAAAGATGTCTATTATATGGTTAAAAGATTAATGAAGCTTAATAGTAATAGATTAGAGGTCGCTACAAAATTTTTAGGTATTTCAGGTAAAAATCATGTTGAAGGCGATGCCTGGATGAAAGCTATTATGTGTGCTGGTGAAGAACAAGAAAAGGCATTAGAATATATTTTAGACCATAATAGAAGAGATGTCAGAATTTTAAAGAAGCTGGACTATAGATTAAAAGAATTTGATAGAGGTATAGTTAAATCAATTTAGGGATAACATGAAAGACGAAGCTGAAGAGTTCGATGAAAAACCTATAAAAAAGAAAGATGGAAGGATTGACTTTAAAAGAGAACATAAAGCAATCCTTAAAGAATTAAAGAGGTTAGGTTTACGTGATTGATTTACCTAAACAGTTAAAAACTCCAAAACTTCGATTTGTTAAGATTAGAGAAAAACAGAAACGCCCATTTGAAGAGGGGTGGCAGGAATACAATAATTATAAGTATAATGAAAAGGAGTTTCAAAAATATCTTAAACAATCTAATAGTTATGGAGTTTTATGTATTAATGGTCTTGCAATATTAGATGTAGAAGTAGAAAACAAGGAATTAATTAATAAAATATTTATGGAACTCCCTAAAACATTCACTGTTAAAAGTGGAAGAGGTGGCTATCATTTTTATTACTGGATTCCTGATTTAGACAAAAAAATTGTTTTAACTAAAAACGGAAAACATTATGGAGAAGTACAAGCTGGACAAAAAGCTCAATGTGTAGGACCTGGAAGTTTGCACCCTAATGGTAAGACTTATAATATAGATAATAACACAGAAATTAAAGAAATATCATTTTCTATATTAGATAGAGTAATCAAAGACTATTATGAAAAGAAAGATAAAACTAAATTTAAAACTATTAATACTGGTTTACAGTGGGATATATCAAAATTAATTGAGCCTATAAATAAAATGCTGAGGCAACAAGGGAGAGTTCCTTTAAAAACTAAAGATGATGTTAAGTATAGTGGGTCTCATCCAGTGGAAGCACATGGAAGTTCAACTGGACATAACTTTGAGATTGATGTCGATAAGAATACATGGTATTGTTTTAGATGTGAACGTGGTGGAGATGCTTTGTCGCTAATCGCTATGCTGGAAGGACTTACTACTGAAAAAGGAGAATGTATAGGAAAGAATTATTTTAGAAAACACAAAGAGCAATTTTTACAGGCTAAAAAAATAGGCATCAAAAGTTATCAATTTCCAGATGATGGTAGAACTCCAAATAAGATAACTATATTTAGAAATAGTAAAATCGGTAAAAATCAAGCTTTTGATAATGATGCAGTAGATAAATATTTAAAAGCCGAAGGGCACATCTATATAACTATAAGAGATGAAACTGGAAGACAACCACATATTTACTTTTATCAAGATGGGTATTACAAATTAAATGGGGAGGATATCATAGTTAATTTAGTTCAAAAACTTTTCAAAGATTACAATATACCATGGCAGAGAAAACATAAGACAGAGTTTATTGATTATCTAAAAACTAAGAATATTGTAGAAAGAGATGAATTTATAGCTCCAAGGTATTTAATTAATTTGGAAAATGGGGTATATAATTTAAAAACACATAGATTGATACCACATAATCCTAAATACAATTTCTTATATAAAATACCATGGAAATATAATAATAAAAGTAAGAAGTTAAAGGCACCGATACAAAAATTCTTTGAGACTACATTTGGTGGAAATAAGGACTACATTAAATTTACTCAAGAATTATTTGGGTATTGCTTATATTCTGATTACAATATTCATGGGCTTTTCTATTTGTATGGTACTGGTGGAAACGGAAAAAGTGTATGGTTAAATTTACTTGAAGCTATGCTTGGACAAAAGAATGTAAGAAATAAATCAATATCTTCTTTAATGCAAAATAGATTTACAGCAGCTTTATTATATGGAAAACTACTCAACACTTGTGGCGAATTAACTCCTACAGTAATGAGGAAAACTGATATGCTTAAAAGATTAACAGCAGGCGACAAGATAGAGGCAGAGTTTAAAGGGAAAGATGGTTTTGATTTCAAGAACATAGCTAAGATAATAACTGCTTGTAATACAATTCCTCCATGTAATGATAGAACAGATGGATGGTATGAACGTCAATACATCATTCCATTTGTTAGAAAATTCAGAGATACTAAACAAGAAGATGTAGATTTGATTGAGAAATTAGTTACTAAAGAAAATATGGAAAGTTTACTCTATTGGTCTTTACAAGGACTTAAGAGACTATTAAAAAATAAACGATTTACATATGGAGATAAGAAAGATAAGTATTTAATGTATCAAGGTAATACTAAATATTTTGTAAAAAGACATTATGAATATGGAGAAGTTAGCGATTATGTTAAAGTAGAAGACATAAGAGCAGACTATAAGAAGTGGTGCAAGAAAAATGATATTCCTGAAGACAGTGAAGAATCATTGTCACTTGCATTTAGATATTGGGGATTACCTGATGTAGTTCGTGTAGAAGAAAAAGGAAAAAAGATTTATGTCAGAAACCAACTTAAGAAGGTGAGTTAAATGGAAAAAATAAAAGAGGACCAAATAATGATATATGAAATTAAAACTTGTGGGTTATCAGCATATACTGTAAATGCAACTATTGATTCTTATATGTGTTTTTCTGGAATTGACAGCTTTATATATGACCCAAAGTGGAAAAGAGTCACATTTCAAGGAAACTTCTTAGATACAAAAAAGATAGAAGATATGTTAAAAAAAATCGAGAAAACTTTAATAGAATTATGGGAGTTAAAAAATAAGTTAAGTCTTCTAAATATAAAAATAGATTAAGGTGAGTTAAATGGGAAAATGTTCCGTTTGTGGAAAAAAAATAGAATATAATCAGTTCAAGTGGTATCGTGGTAAGATTCAATGTTATGATTGCTACAAGACACGACTTGAACGTAAAAAAGCTAAAAAAGAAGCTGCTGAGAAAACAGTAGAAGAGGACAAAAACGATAAGGAGTTAAAAAATATAGGTGTAACAGTGAATGTAACTGATGATTTTAACCCTTATAAAGAGCCAAAAGAAAAAGCTGAAGAACTAGCTGCTTATGAAGATAAAGAACAAGAGGAATAAACATGGAAGAATTAATTTGTGCAGAATGTGGGAAAACCATTGAAGTGTTTGAGAAGTATGCCAAGCACCAAGATGGGACTGTGCTCTGTAAAAAATGTTTTGATAAATTAGTTAAAGAAGGTGTAGTAGGATGAGAGAAATAGAATTTTACGGTGTATATGTTTTAAATGAAACAGAGCAATTGCTTATATTCATTACTACTTTTGACAGAAAAGACTATGGACTAGACCTTATCCTTAATACTGCTTTATCACCTGAAGTACAAGACTTGCAAATAGCTAAAACTGTAAATAAATTACAAAGTATGACTAGAAAAGATGCCATGTAATTGTCCGTTGTGTGGAAGAGAAATGATTTGGTTTGGGTCTACCCTCTTCTGCATCAAGTGTGATTGGGTTGTTATTAGAGAATTAGCTCAAGATAAGAATGACCGTAGACAAGGATGGTATTAACTATGAATAAAGAATATAAGTGCATACTCCTATGCTCTAACTGTCATAGAGAAATACACTCAAAAAGAGGGTTTTATTAATGAAAAAAGTTAGATTAAGCAACAATCAAATTGGAATCAGTCTGTTGGCTACTCATATACATAATCAAATTAAAAAAGAACTAGCATTGAGTTATCCAGAAATAGCCAGCCTTACATGGGAGATTACTCTTAAGGTGAAAGAATGAGTAATATGTATTTCCATATAGGACTGCACAAAACAGGAAGCACATTCTTGCAGCGTAATGTATTCCCTTATATTAAAGGGATAGACAATTACTTTGCTACAAATATAGGTAAGTTTAAATTTGGAAACACATATTCAGGTAAAACTTTAGTCAGCAAGGAAAACTTAAGTGGGATGCCTCATAAATCAAATGATATAAATGTTAGAGCACAACGAATGTATAGAATTAAAATGTATTATCCTGATGCTAATATAATAGTAATGATTAGAGAAAAGGACTGGAAAGAATCTTTGTACTCTACTTACGTTAAAGGCGGTGGTACTCTAACTTATGATGAATGGGAAAATCAAATATTTAATTACGATTATGCAGATTTCTATTACTACATAAAAGCTTTAAAGGCTAATTTTAACAGGGTTCTAGTATTATCATATGAAGACTTTAAAATAGATAATGATTATATTATAAGAAAAATATGCGATTTCATGGGAGTAGAATTTCCACATAATTATAATCGCACCAAGATTGGTCTAAGTTTATCAAATAACAGATTAAAAGTCGTCAGGACATTAAATCATTTACCAATTAAGAGAAGTAATTTAAATAGAATGTTTGATAAATATATTAGATATAAAAGAGGGCAATAATGAAAATTAGAATTTGTTGTAAGAAAATGCAGGCAGCTTTGGAAAATGAATTATTCAAAATAAGTACAAGAGATAAAGCAGTATGGTGTTCAATATTAATAGATAGGGTTACTGGAACTGAGAGTATCAGATTAGATTATTGTCCCCATTGTGGAGAGTGCATAGAATATGAGAACACTAAATGATTTAGATTTAAAGGCTAAAGATAAAGCTAAAGTCAGAGCTTGGCTTATGGGAATAGTGAGACACTACAAAAAAATGTCAAATGGGGATAGAGAGACAGTTCATAGATTTGACATTGACAATTTAGACTACTTTTATTTCACAGATTGCCGAGATATACTCAGCAAGAATCCAGAATCAAAAGGAGTCGAAGATGCTGAAGCTATACGAAAGAGAAAAAGAGCTATCGAGTACAAGCTGGTATTTGAAACTTTGCTAGGTAAAAAGCTGGGGCGTAAAAGACCTTGTAGCCACTGTGGCAATGATGACAGAATAATAGATTCATTAGGAGATGAGACTGGTCATTACCTATTTTGTGAAAAGTGTGGTATGACTACTATAGTTACTTATCCAATAGGCTACAAAACATGCATAGAAACAATGATGACTAGATTACAAATAAAAAACAAAGTGAGATTCCAAAAATTCTTACCCATACAAAAAGAAGAAAAGTGTAAATGTAATGGTAAATGTAAGGGTAAAAAATTGCCTGAATTTAAGGAAATAAAGAAATGAAGACTATTTACTTTATTACATTATTGTGTAGTACACTATACCCCTTCTTTTGGTGCTGTGCACTATTTGGGAGCTCACTTATCTTTTTGATAAGTGTAATTTATATTTGCAAAAAGGGATGGATGGTAGATTGCCAAAAAAGAGGAAGAGAATTGAAAAGGTGTGTGAGACCTGTAAATACTTTAAATATGGAAAGTGGTGTTACAGATTTCCACAGATTGCAATAAAGGATAAAAAAGACTTTTGTGGAGAGTGGAGAAGAAAATGAGTAGAACTGACATAAAATTAAACATTCTTATTCTAACATGTCTCATAATAGTAGTATATCTCATTTCTGAAACATGATAGGAGCCAAGTAGGCTTAAAAAGGTAGTATTTGATTAATGGATTTAAAAGAGCTCAGAGACCCGTTTCTGGGCTTTTATGAGGATTTGAGAGTATGCCAATTTATGTATATAGATGTGACAATTGCTTGAATAAAGTAAAATCAAGCAAGTGCTGTAAGAAAAAATGCCCCAAGTGTGGGGAAAGGAAGCTGGTTAATACTTTGGTGATTCAAGACTAGGAGGCTGAATAATGAAATTGAAAGTTGGTAATCAAGAATTTTCAGGGAACCATGTTGCTATAGTCAGTGTATCATGGACAGAGGTACATAGAAATACTTGTAGCTATTGTGGTCATACTAAAATAATATATGATTATAAAGTAACAGTAAGAACTTATAAAGAGGTAGTTGAACATGGTGAAATGGGTCTTCCTTTCTGGAGATTAAGACACAGTGATACAGAGGTCAAAGTTTCACAAGAAGAGGGAGAAAGAATACTACAAGGATTTTGTGCAGGAATCAAGGGGGCTGAATAATGGAATGTCCTAAATGTGGAAAACAGATGACCCAATTTCCTTTATACAGTAACATTGATGGAGCAAAACCTTTCGAATATTTCTGGTTGTGTGAAGATTGTTATGTTATCAGCATTTAGCGTATTCTGTTTATGGAAACTTGATTAGAGATAAACATGACTGAGCTACAAAAATTAGAGGTATTTTAAGATGTATTTAGATAAAGTAAAAGTAATAGTAGATGATGAAAATGGAGAAGGCTGTAAATTTACTTGGATAGACGGAGAATTACTCTTAGAACAAATACTCTACAAAATGTATGAGTGGGAAGACAGCTTAATAACATCTGCAATACAAAGTGCAGAAGATAGTTTTCAAGAGTATAGAAAAAAGAAGGCTAAATAATGAAAAAGAAAATAAAGCCAGAATGGCACCAAGGCCATGTAGCACGTTGTCCAGATTGTGCGGGACTCTTGCTGCAATCAGATTTTTACCATGCAGAGAAATGTAGTAAATGTGGTAAGCTATGGCTAACAATAATTAAAAAGATGGAGATTAAAGATTTAGAGTAGGAAACCAAGGAGGCTGAATAATGGGAAAAGGATTTGTAAAATTTGAAAAAGATGAAAACGAGCCATATGAATCTGTATATGATGTCAAGAATAAATCAGGATGGAAACTTGGTAAAATATTTTTTAAGCCAGAATGGAAAAAGCACATATTTGAACCATACCAAGATACATATTTTGATACTGTATGTTTGAAGCACATTTCAGAGTTCTTAATTAAACTTGATGCTAAATATAAAGATGGATTTGTAGGAACCAAGGAGGCTGAATTATGAAACGAGGATGTTGTTGTAGTTTAAAATATACACCATCCAGCCACCTTGGATTTTTCGTCTTAATTTGTGTCCTTGAAGCCTTTTTTTACTGTCTTTTTATACTTGCCATGTTTCATTAAAAAATTATACACCAAGGCTGATTCAGACAAAAAATTATACACCTAAAAGTAATCAAATGGTCAACCCCTTTTCTTTTTTATGCGGGTTTTTTTATAAATCTAAATAAATAATAAAGAATATATTTTAATTGTTTTATATTAATCATTTTTTTAAAAAGTTATCAATAAAAATCCTAATTGCAACAAGGGGTTTTATCGCCTCATTTTTATTTATCCCTAAATATATTAATTACTAGATTATAATCGAGCCCCTTATTTTTATTTGCTTAGAAATATATAAATGTTATTATATACGAAGGGGAATAGAGATAC